TTAAAGAGCTTGCCAAGGTTTGAAATACCGACACAAAAAACATTGTCCTCGGAAATACATTTGTACGGCAAATCAATCAGCGGACACATGCTATTGCCGCCAAGAGATACTGCGTTCATTTTGACCGTTGCACTGACGATTACGATGTCACCAATCGTCTTATATGTACAGTTTGCACTTTTGATTTTATCGGTGACGGTTGAATACGGTGTGAGTGTTGATGTACCACTTTCAATATTTGACGAATCGTATTTAGTCGCCAAGGCGGTTTTATCTGCTTTCACAAGCAGAGCATTGTAAACCGTACCGCTTGTGAGGTAACACGGGCTGTTATTTTTTGGTTCGCTGTCGAACGGCATTGAATTGAGCTTTTGGGCAAGTTTTTGGTCTGTTCTTTCCTTCGTATATGCGTCCGTAATTCCGTACCCTGCAAGCGTTGTCGATTTATTGGCTTTACTTGCAAGATTTGCGTCGGTCGTATCAAACCTTGCTCCAAGCGAATTTTGACCGCCTCTTGCTGTGGCTATTTCGGTTTCAAGTGCAATTGCTCCGTCCGTTGCCCGTTCAATCCCCTCGTCCATATGGTTGAGGTTGTCGGCATTGAGGGGCGGAGCAGAGCCGTTCACAAAGACAATTTTATTGTATTTGTTCATTTTCTTTTACTTCCTTTCCTAATCGTTTTTCGCCCTTTGACGTGAGGGCAGTTATAAATCCGTCCATTTTCTTATTGAACACAAATGTTTCGATTGTCGGCAAATCTTCAAACGGAGTTTTAATTGTGTACTTATCGCCTGCCTCAAGCCACCAATACGAAAACAGCTTAATTTTTGTCGGGCGGTATTTATATACATCACCAAAAAAATTAACAGAATTATATTTTGTGCCAATATCACTTGCTGTTGTTCTGCACCTCATCAAAATGTTATCGGAAACATACCACGAAAAATCGTTACTGTTGCCATACAAAAACGCTTTTTTATCAGCAAACTTAGCACTGTACATACGGATAGGCTCAAGTTCGTAATCTTCAAAGGATAAATCTTTGTACGAATCGATTGTTTCAACGGAAGATTGAGAATACAACCTTTTAAAACGCATTTTTCCGTCGGCATCTATAACGGCAAAGCTCAAAGTTAATTCTGCATAAGCTTGGATTAAATCTGACAAGGTAATGTCCTTTATAACCTTTTCCACACAGGTATCATCAAATTTCAGCGGTACACTAAAGACAGATAAGCTCGGCGGTGAAACCCCTGTAATTGCATAATCTTTGGCAAATTCTGCGATTATTGAATAAAAGCTCTTAAAATTATCGTCTTTTTGATAGTGCGCATAACCATAAGCAAAGCTGCCGTCCTCGTTCTCTTTGCCTGCAAACCACAAAGACATATCCACCTTTGACATATCATAAAAAGCGTCATAGGCTGTGATTTTGACGATGTTACGCTGTTTTTTATCTCTTTGAGCCGACTGAATTTTTCCGTAGAAAACAGGACATTCAACCGTTCCTGTTTCGGCAGGACAAATAAGAGCATTTGACGGGTACAAATCATCTGACGGATACAGCTCCGATTCAAGATATGTTGCCATTATGATGACCTGTACCGTCTTTCCTATCAAAGCCGAGCAATCATAATCAATGAGTTTCACGCTCATTTCAGAGGCTATGCAACCGCCGAATTTCAATTCTTTTTCAACAATTTCATTTTCAAGCGAAAAGCTGTCAAGCACGATACTTTCACCTGTTATATCCTCAAAACTGCCGTCGGGGGAATGCAGGGCAACGGTGTTGTAAAGTGTGTTTGTTTTCAGCTTATCAGCAATTTCTTTAGATACAAGCATTTTTAAGAATCACCCCTTAATACTCAATCAGCTCAACAGTAATCGGCTGATAGGTTATATCATTCTTTTCGGCATTCATTACAGTATATTCAATATCAGGAATATAAAAATAAGAGGTGTAATAGCTGTTCGTTTCATCGTTCCAATAAGTTACCCTGCACTTTCTCTGTAACTTATTCGCCATTGAGAGGTTGATAATCGACTGAAAATCAATCTTTTCGTCAAGATGAAGAATGTGAGTTGAAAACGAAATTTTTGTTTTGTAATTTGGCAGCGTTGCCCTTTGAAGCGTACCGTTCTGATCTCGTTCCGCAGAAGTTTCAAGTCGCTGATTCGGAGTTGATGAAAATGCGGTAATGTACTTATTCGGCATTATGTTGTTGCCGAATTTAAGCAAATAGCCGTTATAATTTGACATATCATCCCCCCCTTTATGCAAATGCGGATTTACCGTTGTGTCTGCGTCTGTAAAGCTCATCCTGTCTTATCATTTCTTCAAAAAGCGTTGAACCCTCAAGCTCGGCAGTAAACGAATAAGTGTTGCCACCGTTATTGCGAAAGATAATGAACATTTCATAAATGCGTTTAAGCAGGTCAAGAATTTGTGTGAGAATCACTGTATCCTGACCGCCCGAATTGTCGAGCATACCCTGTAACTTGTTAAGAGGAGAAATAACCTCAGGGTTACCGCTGTTAGCACCTGCGTTATCGCCGACAACCGCAAGTGTCGGAGCTTTAACAATACCGCCTTTTGCAAATTTTCGTGCCGGTGATTCCGTGGGTTCTTCAAATCTCGGAATGAGAGGCGGATTTTCAGGCATTGAAAAACTCCAATCCTGTCCAAAAGCCGCTCCGATAATACCGGCTATTCCGCCGATTGAATTAACAACACCCGAAACGAAATTATAAATACCTGTCCACAACGCATTTATGCCGTCAATGATAGCGTTTATAATAAACTTAAACACGGCACAAATGCCGTCCCAAATACCTTTGAAGAAGTCGTAGATACCCTGCCATGCTTTTTTCCAATCGCCTGAGAAAACACCTGTAATGAAGTCAATAAGACCGCCGAATGTTTTCTGTATAGAGGTAATCAACCCACCGATAAATGTAAACACATTATCAAACACCCTTTTTACGGCATTGAAAACATTCTGAAATATAGGTCCCCAAAAACTGACAAGCCAGTTTACAAACGGTGACAGGAAGTTATTCCACACGGTTGAAACACAGTCTGCAACCTTGCCGAAGAAGTTTATTGCACCCTCAAAAACAGGCTTCAGCCAGTTTTCCCAAGCTGATTTTACGATTGCTACGATAAAATCCCACGCAGGCTTAATCCATTGATTGTAAACATTCATCAGGGTTGTGCCGATGTTGGTAAACATATTGCAGATATTCTGAAAAATCTGCTGTCCGTTGCCGTTCCACCAATTACTGATAATTGTTCCGATATCTCCGAAAATCTGACCGATAAAGTTAAACACATCTGCAAACTGCAATTGTAAATTTTCGAGAAATTCAGTGATTGTTGCACCGTCATTTTCAGTCCATTCCACAAGGCTTTCGGTTGCAGTTGAAAACGCACCCGAAACAACTTCGCCGACTGAGCCCGCAAAGGTTGTAAGATCGCTAAAAAGATTGGAAATTGATTCTTCCATTTGAGGGCGAACATTGTCAATTGCATTGCCTGCAAGTGTACCGAAATTATCAAAAAAGGTTGAAAGGTTGTTATAGCCGTTTGTAAGATTGTTGCCTATGGTATCGATAAAGCCGATAATCTTTTCCCTGTCTTTTGAGATCCACTTAGCAACACCGCCTAAAATGGTCTGAAACGACTTTCCGCCGATTGTCGCAACCGCTCCGAATGCAGAGCCGATTGCCCCGAGTTTTGCAGAACCGACCTTTTGCATTGTGCCGAATGCCTTTTGAACTATGGGAACAGCATTATCAAAAACGGTCTTGCAGTTCTTGCCTATAGCTGACCAATCAACCTTGTTAATACCTTTCTGTACATTCTCGACAAAGCCTTTGAATCCGCTTTTTTCGTATAGATTTTTGAATGCCCCCGAAAGGTTTTTGCTTGTGTCCTTGACAACATTCTTTGCAACAGCTCCGCCTGATGAACCGCCTGAAGAGCTTTTTGATGAGGAGGTGTCTGACTTTGAAGATGAGCTGTCAGAGCTTGAAAGCACATTCAGCTTATCAAAGCCCGCAACACTTCTCTTTGCTTTTTCGGAACTTTTCTGAACATTATCAAGTGACTTTGAACTGTCATCTGCCGTATCCGTAAGGCTTTTGGCAGAATCGGACGCAGATTTGATATTGCTTGCGGTGTTGTTGCCTGTATCCCAGCCGAAGACCTTTGAGAGCGATTCAACCGCACCTTTGGCATATTCCGTTAAAGTCGCAAGTGCGGAACTCAACCGCTTTACAACCTGAGTTGCCACCTGAAGAATAGGCTGACCGACTACGGCAAGGAGCTGTTTCCAACTTTCTCTGAGGTTGCCCGTTACATTCTCCCAACCGTCTGCTTCACGACTTGCCTGTCCCATAGCACCCGAAAGCTGATTAGCGTCCTTAACCATTTGCAAAAGCGTGAGCTGTTTCTGCGATTCCGACAAATCCGTAAATGACTTGCCATACAGCTTATTAGCCGCCGCATTTCGTGTGGTTTCAGTACAGGACAAACCGAGTGCGGCATCATTTTCAAAGTTACCTTTGAGGAATGATTTCAGGCTTTCTGCGGTGTCTTCAAGCGAACGGTCGTAATATGCGGCACTGTCGGCTGTTACCTGTAAAGCCTCCTGCATCATTCCCAAAGCACTTGAACTGTCCATACCCGTAGTTTTTGCAAAGGCATAAATGCTTGTGCCGACACCCTGTAATCGGGTTTCAAGAATACCACTTTGATCGGCAACGCTCTGAATGGCTGATTCTGCCTGCGACTGCATTGTACCGAATGTCTGCTCAAACTGCGAATTTGCCGCATTGACTTCCGCAGCCGATTCAATGCACTGCTGACCGAACTCCTTGATTTTGGCAACGGAAAAGGCGGCAACCACAGCTGTACCGATTTTCTTAAACGAAGATGAAACCGAATTGCTTAACTGCTCACCGCTGCCTTTGATATTTGAAAATTCTTTCTCGGTTTTCTGAGAAACACCCTCTGCAACCTTTGAAAAGGACTGTTTCATATCCGTGCTTACATTTTCAAAATCTTTTGAAAGACTTGAAAATGCCGAATCAAACTTTTTTGTAATTGAATCGGAAATCTTATGCAATGTTTTTGAAATATCATCACCTGTCAGCCTGACATCAAGCTCAATTTCACCCGCCTTTGTCGCCATATTCACCACTTCCTTTCATTTTAGATTTTTTAAAAACAGGCATAAAAACAGCGCACACCGCTATGATGTACGCTTAAAAATTTTGCAAAAGAACAGCCACCCCATTTGGAGTGGCTTTTTGTTTTAGTTGTTGAGTTCGTAGTATTTGATGTCGATTTTCGGAAGTGACACATTGTTGCCCATTACGGTTTCATATGTATAGTCGCCGTCACAAGTTCCCCAGAATGTGATTACATCATCTTCAAGGAGTTTGTCCGCACCGTCAGGAATTTCTACAGTTGCGTAGATTGTATCAGTCCACAATGGTTCATCAAGATACTCATTTTCTTCTTTGGTTATATTGATTCTCAGGTCAACCGAATCGCCCCAGCCTTCCTGAACCTGAATAATCTGACCTTCAAACTTGTAGCCATTACCTTTGTACTTGTCAGGGTTTCTTGAAAGAGTTTTAAAGTCGATTGTTTTGCAACCGTCTTTAAATTCTTTTTCAACCTTCTTCGGGTCTTTAGTAGGCTTTTCTGTTGCAACTTCTTTTGTGGTCGGTGCTTCTGTCGCTTTTTCAGTTGCTTTTTCTGAACTCTGATTTGCAACAGTAGTTTCCTGCTTTGATTTGTTTGAACCGCTGTTACCGTTAATTGCACCGTTTACACCGCCAACAATCATAATAGCAACAACGATAATAACCCAAAAATACCAACGCTTGTAAATTTTCTTCTTCGCATTTGCAGGATTTACGGTTGCCGAGGTTGAATCGTTTCCGCCAAAGCCTGCACCGCACTTGTCGCAAAATTTTGCATCGTCCTTTAATTCGTTTCCGCAATGTGGACATTTCATAAACATACACTCTCCTTAATAAATTTGTTAGTGTATGTTACATTTTATCACTATATATTAACATTGTCAAGAATTTTGTAGATACAGCGAAAATTATGTACAAATTTACAGATTAGCGAAGAAGTCTTGAAATTCTGCAAGAACGGTGTTCATATCTTCGTCTGAATAGTGCTTTACATTCCTTGACCGCCATTTGTTGCGGATTTTATGCTGTGACGAAGTAAAGTTTTTCAAGACTTCTTTGTCGGTTTCAAGGCGAATTTGAACCGTTCTTGCAAGCGGTGTTTCGGGTCCTAAGCCTTGCAGAAGTGAGCAGAACTCATTCCAACTCATTTTAGCAAAATCCTTTGAATAAATGCTGACCCCATACTCCGAGCGAAAGCTCGACACGATTAAATCAAAGTCATCAATCAGGTCGTAGCCGGGGTCTGAGCTTCCCCCTCGTCAGTCAAATCGCCTGTTGCAATTTTGGCAGATTCGCTGATAAGGGCGTTGAAATCGTGCATATTCAGTTTTAACTTTTCAATCTTTTCTCTCTCGGATTCATCAAAAAGAAGATGATACATTTCGATAACATCTTTACTTTTACCGTTGCCGTCCTCAAAAAGTGCCGCAACTTTGAGCATTGAAACTGCGTCATTGTTGATTGCAAGGTCAACATTTTTAACTCTGACACTCGGCTTTTCCTCAAAATTAAGTTTGTCTGTAATATCAATTAACTTTGACATAATCGTTCATTCCTTTCGTTTTTTAAGCGGCTGCTGTATATACGGGTTTGCCGTTTGACATAACTTCAAATTCAAGCGGAGCAACACCCGTACTTGCGCCTGCACCATTTGATGTAACGGATACAACTGCATTTTTAAAGAGGACGGTTGCACCGTTGGGGAAGGTCCACATAAACGGAACTTCTACCTTTCTGCCGTTTTCAAATGACAATGCGGCAATCTGGTCGTTACCTGCGTCACCGATTGTACGCTTGCCCTTTACCGAAATTGTGATTGACTTTGCTGTCATAAGCCTTGACTTCCAGCCCTCGTTTTCAAAGGCTGTCCATTCCTCGACACCGTTGTCAAATGCAACGGAAAATTCTTCGCAGTTAGCAATATTTGTCGTGGCGGATTCTGTTCCTGCCTTGCCAACCGCAAACTGATTTTCATAGCATGGGAATACTCCCGATTCAACCTTTGCCATAAAATTACTTCCTTTCGTAATAAAATTTAACTTCAATGACCTGCTCATACACACCCTTGTCATCTGTTCCCACATCAATGGGTTCTTCCGTGAGCAGTTCGATTATATAGATTTTGTGTTCCTTAATTTCAACATTTTTAATGCCGTAAAGCGTTTCGTAAAGTCTGCGTGCAAACTCCTCGGTTTCTCTTGCGTTGTCGGTGTAATGGATAAGCAAAGACACGCTTATTGTATCGTAGGTACTTTCACCGCCGATTGCCCTTGTGGGTGTTCCCGACTGCTTTAATGAATACACACCTATTGACTTATCCTGCTTGTTGTCGAGCTTGCCGATGTAGTAATGCTCGGCTGAGGTAACGCTTTTGAGCCAATCTCTGATGTCCGATAAGTAAATCAAAGTCCTGCTTCCTTTCTGTATAATCTCACAAATGCCCGACTGCAAAAATTCTGCCGTGTACCGCCCTCAAGCCACGGTGAGAACCATTTACCGCCGGCGGCAATGTTTTCCTTACGGCTGAAATTATACTCGGGATGAAAATACAACCGCCTTGCATACGGAGTGCTTGACACGATTTTAACCGTGCCGTTCCAACTCTGCACACAATCTTCAAAGGTATTTTCGTTCTGAAGATTACCCGTATCAAACGGCATTACCTGCGTGTTTTTCACCTGTTTAAGAAGTGCGTCACCTGTCTGTTCAAGAGCCTGTTGCTTTGCCCTATCAAGCTGTTTTACAACAGGCATATTGAGTTTGATTTTTGATGATACCGAAAATCCCATTAAATCACATCCAATTCCGTAAAATTAACTTTGCCGTCGGGGTTGCGGTGTTTTGTACCCTGTACGATGTTTCGTTTTACGCCGTCAAGGATTACAAAGCCACCGCTTAAAGTGGGGCTGTCGGGAGCAATGTCGCCGTCAAAAAGCAAGACAGCCGACACCTGAACAATTTTCTGCTCTTTGGTATAGACCGTCTTTGCCTTTGACTGCATATTACACAAGGCAGAGCCACCGTGCAGGGTTGCTGACGGGTACAAGCTGTCGGAGGGATACAGGTTTTTGCACTCAAATGCGATAACAGGAGAGCCGTCCTCGGTTATTCCCTCACCGTAAATTGTGACCTCGACAGGAGTTTTGCAGAACTGCTTTTTTACAAGTGACGGAAATTTCACGGTTTTCACGCACCTTTCAGATTGCAGGATAACAAAGTCCTGTTGATTTTAGCAACGCATAGAGGTCGGCAGGAATTGCTACTCCGCTGATACACATTAAGTTCCAGCTTGCACCAAATTCCATTGATGTGCCGTTGATTGAATAGCTTTTCAGATAGGAAGAAATCATATCGGCATTTTCTTCTTCAAAAGCAGTAAGTCTGCTATGCACTCTGCTGATGATTCTCTTCTGCATTTCCGAAAGTTTTTCAAAATCAATGCGGTTAAAAGTCAGAACATCAATGTGTTCGGCAGAGATAATGCTGTTTTCATCTCCGCCCTGATGTTCAATGTAATCGGCATACATTACGCAACCGCCGTTGTGTCAACATCGGCATAAATGCTGTCAATTTTGCCGTCCTTGCCGTTCGGGAATACGAATGTGTCGGAAAGTGAACGGTTCTGATAGAGCCAGCCGTCACCCTCTGTGTGTGAGCCGGGAGCAAAGAAGTAAATGCTTGAAATCTTCGGAACAGTCTTGCAGGTTTCACCGCAAGCAACAAGAACATTGATTTTGTGAGCACCTGTTGCAGGCTCAAAACCGCCGTCATCGGGGTTAAAGTTGAAGTTATCGTAGAAACGCTCATCGTCAATAACCTCGATGATAGGGCAACCGTCAATCTCGGTCACTCTTGTTTCAATGCCGATACCGCCCTCTGCAATCTGTGTAAGCTCAATCTTACGAGTGAACTCTGTTGACTGTTCAAGGCAGTCCATAATGTGAGATGTCACATAGGCAACAAGAGTGCCTTTTGCCTTGTATCTGCGGAGCTTGCCGGCAGAAAGAATTGTTTTGAGCTTTGAGTAAGCGTTTGCTTTTGTCCAGTCGGTTGACTTGGTAGCCGAATGATAACCGTCTGTTGCCTGAGCCTTTGTTGCAACCTTTGAGAAGAAAAGTGCGTCCGTTTCGGGAGCAACCTGTGTCTGCTCAAACACCTTTGAAATATTCTCAACCTTTGCGGTTGCGTTAGTTTCGTCAACATCTGCCTTATCCACAAGAAACTCAATATCTCTGTCATGTTCGCAAGTGAAAGGAACATCAGTCTGAACATACTTGCCTTTGTTCCAACCACCGTTGCGATTGTGGTTCTTAAAGCCTGATGTACTCATCTGTGTGAAGTGGAATGTTCTTGCACCAACCCACTTTACATTTGAAGTGATGAACGGTGATGTAAGTGTACCCTGAACAAGAATTTCGAGCAGGTCAGGGCTGAACTGCTCAGCATAGTTATTTGTGTTTGCCATAATTTTTCAATCCTTTCTTTAGTTAAATATTAAATCTGTTCCATTTTTTGGTAGGAACATTAACCTTTGGTTTTGTGCCGTCCGATGTACCGTTGCCGTCACCGCCGATTTTCTTAACTCCTGTGCCGTTCTCGGCAGGTTTGCCCTTGAGTGCGGGGATATCGTCAAGCACCTTTTTAACCGCCTCGGTGAGCTTTTCGGCATTGACCTTGCCGTCTGTCACAGCCTTTGAAAAGTCTGCAATTTTAAGCACATACGGAACGGTTGCAATGTCAACGCCCTGTTTTATGGCTTCGAGGGTTGCCGACTGATTGACTTCTGCCATGAGCTTTGCGTTGTTTGCAGATTCAACTTCCGACTGCATTTTTGCAAAGTCGGGGGTGTTCTTGGCTTTCTGCTTTTTAAAAGCACCGATAGCCTCTTTCATCTCATCGGCTGACAATCCCTGCTCCTTAAAATATGACTTCAAAACGGTGTCCTCTGTCACGCTCTGTTTGCCTGTAATAAGGCTTGCGAGCTTGTCATAATCAAAGCTCGGTGTCTGCTGATTATTGTTCTGCGGTTCAGGCGGATTATTGTTTGGATTTGGTGTTGGATTTGGTTCTGCCATTTTTTTCATATCCTTTCAGTTTTTCGGGTGTCTCCCGTAATCAGTTTATAGAGTGTCTCTCTGTTTCAGTTTTGCACGGTGTCTCCCGTAGTTTAATGTCTTCGGACAATAAAAAAGCACCTTACATATTCGTAAAGTGCTTAATCTGCTGATTCTGTTTTCTTTGCTCTCGGCTTTTTGGGAGCGTCAGGCTTGACCTCTTCTGCAAAACCGCCGTCAATGAGTTCCTTTGCTCTCTGCTCGGAGCATTCAAAAACTTCATTCACAGGTCGGGTTACATAACCGTTCTGCCTGTCATTAAATGCTGTTGTTACTCTGATTTTCATTCTGTCACCACCTTTCTAAACCGGTCGAAATCGACGGGTTTAACTGTTAATCTTTACTCTTAAATGTAATCGGCAAAATCTGTTTAGGCAGGAAGTTAATTTCATAACGGTATTTGTCCACTTCTGCACCGCTTATGTCCTCTACAACATACATAGTTTCATCATTAAGACCTATGATATGCTTTTTGTATTCACCCTTGCCCGTTTCGCAGACAACCTCAATTTGGTTATCGTCATTATCGACCTGTAATGAAAAAGCGGCAACAAGTTCAAATGACGGCTTATCGGTTCTTGTGTTAATAACCGTAAGCCTGCGTATCACATTGAAATTGTCTGCTTCCTGCGAAACATTGTACGATACCTGTGTTGCCTCGGTACAGCCCACAGTAACCAGTACGGTTGTTGCAATCATAACTACCATAAGTACAATTGCTAAAATTCTTTTTCTCATAGTATCAAACCTTTCTTTGATTAATAATAAAAAAGCACTCTGATTTCTCAAAGTGCTGATTTGATGTATTTAGTTCTGTTACGGCAAGTTACAGACAAGTTAAAAAGTCCGAAAACAAGCCGTTTTTCTTGCTCTGAACATATTCTCGGCAAGTTAAACAACAAAACCGCCCTTTTTACGGAGCGGTTAGCTTTTGTTTCTTTGTTTTTCAAGTTCTTTAATTATTTCGTCAAGACGTTTTGAAGCTTCTTCGTTAGAACCATCTAAAACAGATTTGTTTATTTCTTCCATTCAAATAAACCTCCTTCTTGATGTTTACTTAAAAATTTATCAATAACCTTTCTGTATTCACTATCAGAACCTGTTTTTATCCTCTTTTTTCTCATTCGTTGTAACTCTGTTAAAAGTGATAGTCTGTCGTATCCTTTCAACTTTGTTAATACTTCAATGTTGCCATCGTTTTTTACAATAGTAAATGTTTTTATACTATCATTCTTAATAAATTCGATAATATCATTTAAAGAATAACTGCTGTTTCTCGGGTGATTGTGCATAACAAATAAATCTTTGCCTTGAAGTGCTGATCCAAAATCTATTTTTTCATCAGTTCCTTTAATAGGCTCTGTAATCATTTTGGACACATCATTTTTTAACACGAAGGCAACTTCTTTATTTTCATTTTGTTCTTTTGAAAATTTCAAAAGCTCCTTGTGTTGTTTTTGAATTTTCAAACACTGCTCTTCTGTATAACCTTCAATATCAACTTTAGGAATACGACTGATAGCTTTATCGGTTATCGGAGTAATAGGCTTTTTACTTTTCTCTTTTATTATACCACTTTTACCCGATTTTGCAACAGATTCAGGCAAACTATTCCCTGCTTTTTTCGCCTTTTCTTCAAGCGTATTCGCCCTATCGTGCCACTCATCGGCTCGGGTTTGGGCAATGCGTTTATTGTCCTCATCAAGGCTGTATTCAGCACGGCGGTCAAAGCGTTCTGCCTGACGCTGTGCATACTGCTGTTTTTCCTCAAGCCGTTCTCTACGGTCCATTTCTGCCTCTTCTTCGGGGGAAACAGGTTCGAGTGTCGTTATTTCCTCGTAATATGTACTCGTGCTGTCCTTGCACCGTGGATGAAACAAACCGTTCTTGATTGCGGTTGAGAGGAGCGGATAGTTTCCGTCTGACTTTTTGCCGTTTGAATACACATCGTCAATAAACACTTTGCCGATATATTTTGCACAATCGGGGCAACCGCCCTGTCTTGAATTGACCACAACAAGCGACATTCCCCATTCGGCTCTTGTTTCGCCCTCACCACGCAGATAAGCACGCTTGTTTGCGGTTTTAACTGCCATATCCGCATAGTCGGGCAGGGTGTGTCTTGCACCGTTTTTGTACTCCACACAATTCAGTCCTGCGTTGAGCATATCCTTGCAGGCGATGTCAACGGCTTGTTCATATGTAACCGCACCCGTATTCATTGCAACCTGAGCGTTGTATATCGCCTTGCGGTACTTGTCATTGCTCATTCGCAGGACTGCCGTTTCCGCTCGTTTTAAATCGTCCGTAGTCGACTTTACGAGTGCGTCAAGCTTTCTTTCGTTGACCTTAAAAAACTCGCCTGTGCTGTGTGCTGACGGCTTTTCTGGCGGTTTAAATCCATTCTTTACGGTTTCGAGTATTTCCGCCTCTTGGTCTGAACTGCCGTCAGCCTTTGCCGTGCGAATCATCTCTTCAACCTTGCTGTTAATGGTTTTGAAACGCTTGCCGAATTTCTTTGCGTTGTGCTTGCGGTACTCTTCAAGACTTTTGAGCTGTTCCGCTTGCCATTGTGACCAGTTGTAACCCTCTTTGATTTCCTCTGCTCTGTGGCGGCTGAAATTGCGCATCATACTGTCGATAAGCTCGTTTTCAATCCTCTCAAAAGCCTCTTTAATGCTGTAATCACTCATTGCTTACCTGTTCGCTGTTATCGTCCTGATTTGCGGTATCTTCGGGTTCATCGCTCGTGTCTGTAAGGTCAACATCATCAAGTGAAGAAGTTTCTTCCTCGCCTGCAATGCCCTGTTCTTCCTTAATTCTCTGCACCTCTTCGGCTTTCCAATCCTCCGACTTGCTGTCGCCGTAAAGCTCATCAACCGAGGTTTCAACTGACATCAAACCGCCCTGTCTTGCTTTTGACACGGTTTCAACCTGACTTTCAAAGCTCGGATTTGCATATTCGCCAAAGTTTACGGATACTTCCAAGCCCTCAACAATACCCTTGCCGTTAAGTTCACCGTCTGCATTGAGTACAACTGCAACAAGGCTTTGAAGTGCGTTCTGCGTAATTTTCACAAGGTTCTGCCTTGTGTAAAGGGTTGTCTTTTCCTTTTCACGCTGAGCGTCTGCATTATCAAGCTTCTTCGTATCAATGCCGAGAGTTGACGGCGATATAATACCTTGCAAACAGAGGTCGAGGGCAGTAATGTATGAACTCAAATAGCTTTCGTGCTGAATCTGCGGATTTTCGGTGTAAATCCTGTTGCCGTTGCCGTTTTCAGACATATCGTTGCCCACGGTGATAAATCGGTTGTCAAACGGATTTGGCGATATCGGCTGACAGGTTTCGGGATTTCTCGGAACAAGGCAACCAGGCACATACTGCTTTGTTTGGCAGGCTCTGAGTGCGTCCATCCACTGTGACCACACTTCATCAAGGCTGTCGAAAGCGTCTGTTTTTATGCCGATAATGCCCGCACCTCTGCCCTTGTGGCACGATTTGCCGTAAAGGACAGGTACAGCCCACATATATGATTCGTCAAATGTAACGCCCTTTGAATCAATCCACGAAAGAGCGTCAACCGTGTGCAGGTCAATCTCTTTGCCGTTGTCATCATACAAAGCATAGTGAATATAGCCGTAACCGTATGTTTCTTCAAAACGATAACGGCGGTGTTTTTGCGTGTAATCGGTGTAAAACTTAACCTCTCGGATTCTGCCACGCACATATGTAAAGTCGATGTTTTCGGCAGGATACCATTCAACAATCGGCACATCTGATACAGCCGTGTCAAAGCTGACCTTAAAAGCACCGTCACCGACAACACATAGGTCACGGAGCATTTGCTTAACCGTGTCGGACAATTTGTTCTGCTTTTCAATATCTTCCCAACGCTCAGCATAAGCGGTTGAATTTTTACTTGTAACATCTGTGCCGTTGTAGTCGGCAATTACAATATTCACAAGCGTTTCGCAGATGAGTGCCGGCAAGCCCGTGTGTATTTTACGGATTTCAAGCCCCTCTGTACTCTTTGCCGCCCAAAACATAGTTTTGTTTGTGTCAATCTGCTTGTACAGCTCCGCAAGCTGTCTGCTGTTGCCCCAATACCAAATGCGATTGATAAAGCACTCGGTCAGATGATTGCTTGTCTCGGTAACGGTAATTGTTTTGTCGCTTGCAGGAGTAATCTGCAAAAAGTTTTTAATTCCAGATCTGATAGATTCAGCCATTCTGTTAATCAGCCCCATTTATTTCACTTCCAATAATATTTTTAAACGGCAGCCACGCATATTGACCGCTGTTAATGCAATGGTCGTGACCGTCCTCGGGTGTGTTGTCTTTATCCTCTCGCCAGCTGTAAATTTCAAACTCGGCAATCGTGTTTTTACAATGTTCAAGCACAAAATAACAGTCGGTGGCAAGCCAGCCGAGTACAAGATTGATTCGGTCGATAATCTTCGTTTTCTTCCATGCATTTGCAAAGTCATAGACACAGCCGTGCTGTCGCTTATACTTTTGAAATTCGGTAATAGTCGCTTGGTCGGCGCTGTCAATAAAAGCCGTGCGTGCAAAGCCCCATTCATCACGGTTGCGGTCAAGAAAATCAATAAAATTCTTCACCGTGTCACTCGGGGCAATAGGCGTTTGCATTTCAGCGTTGTTATAAACTCTTTCATCAAGCTGAACACACTTGCCGTGATTGGTAATGCCGTAAAATGTCATTGCGATAGTGTCAGGCGACTTCTGCGAATAGGCGGTATCAAGACCTGCGGTGAACTGAACAAAGTGTTCCGACTTGCGGTTACAGTTCAAAAACTTTCCTGCCCACTCTTTTGATTTGATATGTCTTGCCCTCTCAAAATTCGGAAACACAAGCCCTGTTGCTCTGCCTCGCAAACCTAAGATTTTATTTTTATAGAGCTTTGTACCTTTCGGTGCAGAGTTCTTTTTCTTTTCAATCTGTTCAGGTGTAAGACTTAAATTGTCGGCAAAAGAAAAGAACCAATACCGCCAATTCGGTACAGGTTCTTCGGTAAGCTCCGCCGTAATCTCGGGAGGAACATCGTTTTCATATTTTTTAAAAGGACGGGAGCGGTTGACAAACTCCTTATACACAGGCAGGCTCGGATCATCGGGATTCAGCGTTGCAAGCATATAGTCATTACGGGTTGACATCTCTCGTATAAACTCGATATCGGCGGTGTTGATTTCGTCAATATAAACGCACCCAAACTGCGCACCGAGAACCATTTCCCACTTATCCCGACTGCTGTAACCGAGAATATAGATAATTTTGTCCTCAAACTTGATATGCGGCAGCTTGTAGTCCTTGTCGCCGTTGCCGCAATAGACAGCGTTGCGGTGCAAGTCGAGAATACCGTTATCCTGCTGAATTATAGTTTCCTCAGCCTTGCCCGTAGTTTTGGCGGCAATTGCGTGAAGCTTCTTCGGCGACTGCGACACCATTCGCATAAACTTAACGCCTGCTCCGACGGTAGTTTTGCCGGACGCTGTAGTTCCTTCAAGAAATTCAGCCGACACATTTGTTGTGTTGATAAAGTCGATATACTTTTGTGACAACGGGAATTTGTTACTCACTCAGTCCCTCACCGCCCAACTGCCTGAACACATCGGATAGCTTTTCGGACTGCTCAACCTTTGCGTCAACCTTAACGGTGTATTCGCCCGTCATTTTGTTGAGCGTGTCAATCGCCCTGATTCTGTCGGAGGTGTCCTGCCCGTCATTCCTTGCAATGTCGGACAAAGCAACCTGTCTGTCCTTTGCACTCATAATGCGCTCATCTTTGAGCCTATCGGAAAGCTCCTTGATGTATTTTGAAACTCCAACATTTTCCAACAATTCATACGCTCTTGCGTTTGCGTAATTTTCTGAATATCCTGCCTGTATCGCACTCTGAACGGTGTTACCGCTCTGCGCATAATATTCCGCAAACTTCCTCTGTCTTGCATTTAATTTGTCTTTCACGGTATCACCGCCCTTTCTAAAAATAAGCAAAAGAAAAGACAGCACATTTCTGTACTGTCTTTAAACACAGGTTTCCGGAGTTGCACCGGAATCTGTAAAAACTGTTTTCCTATTTAAACTATCCCCTGCGTTTATAATATTATATCAATAAATTTCTAAATATTCAAGTGTTTTCTTTTTCTTTCCCATTTATTCAATAATACACTTACATATTTCTGTTCTTTATCAGTCAATTGACGATCTCCAATTTCATTATGTTCATAACCCAAATGGGTATGTGGCATCATTCCATTATGAGGTCTACCTTTAACGTCAATTTGTTTTATTCTTTCGCCGTAGTTGTCATAAAAAGTAACACTTTTGATGTTGCTCTGTTTGTCAAGAGTAGCATACACTCTATTTTTTGTCATAGTTTCCATAGGAGCTTTTATCGAAGTATTACCATTCATACGAATTACTTTTATTTCACCAAATTGAGCAACTGTGTGATATTCTGTACCGTACTTCTTTCCCTTATCACTTATACCGCTTGAAGAGCCTCTTCCGCCCATTATTTTGACCTCCTGAATTTTTCCTGAAACGATTTGATGTTGATGATGTTTCCCATACATTCTTCGGGGACTCTGCCGTAGAAGATAATTGTTTCAGGCTGTAAGCGTTCAATCATTTCTTTGTAACCTTTCAAAAACAGTTCTTTTGATTCCGTACGGTTCTGCGTTCCAACACTTGATACGGCAACCGTACCACCCAAAGGCTCGCCGTCAAAACACCATTCAAAACTTTTTTCGTCGCTCCAACAAATTGTAGGTATTACCTCAATGCCGTAGAGTTGTAAATATGCACCTATCCAATGCTTGCGATAGTGGTTATAAATCTGCAACGCTGTCGGATAATCAGTGTAAAGACTGAAATCAGGCGATAATACACAACTGAATTTTTGTAGACTCTCAATATACCTGTCGGGTGTATTCCATAATCTTTGGAACTGGTAATCGTCCAAAAAGAAATGCACACCGCAGTTGTTCTGCTTACTGCTCAAAACTTCATTAAATCCGATAAAGTTGTTTTCTGTAATTTTTGTAGGCTCAATAATCGGGATGTCATATTCTCCTGCACCCTGAAAAATCGCTCTTGTGCTATTTTCGTAACCTGTACCGCATTTGTCTTTATACATCAATTTCACCTCACAACACAAAACCGCCCTCAAATGAGAGCGGTCTGTGCGATTTTTATCTTAGGAGAGTTTTACATATGTCCTGTTTGTCAAACTTTCATAATACCATTATACGCAGGGTAAGGGTGACATTCAATGACATTTCAAAATAATTTTACGAGAAATTGAACTTTTTTCGGAACGCCTGTAACGCTTCGCCGTGCAATCTCAGGGTATGCCTTACGCTCATTTCCATACTCTCGGCAATATCCTCCCACCTCTGACAATTTATGTAATACTCGGTCAAAATTGCAATGTAACGGTAATCGTCAAGTGCGTTGATTTTACTGCGGATTTCAGTTTTCAACCGCACAAGATTGTCAATTTCCCGATTGATTTCAGCCTGAAGGTCTGCAATCCTGTCAACAATCCGCATAGGGTCATTCACTCCCGATGTCTTAACAGGCTCATTCTGCTTAACCGATACCTGTGCAATATTCAGCCTAAGTTTCGACAGCTCGTGTTCTTTCGTTCTGATCAGCTTATCCGAAACCCTGACCGAATATAAATAATCTTTAACCGTCAATCCACTTCACGCTCCTCGTCAAGCATACCAAGTTCCTGCGCCAACGCAACAACAGCGTTTACAATCAAATGCAAATCCTTACCTTTGATGTTACACATATTAAAGCAAACATCGCCCTCATCGTTATCAAGTTTACCAAAATCAATAACAAGTCCCTTTGTGATCGTCTTGCTTTCATTGTTATCGTAATTAACGGTAATGTTTTTAATATCTTTCATTTTCTTCACCTCTCAACGATTTGGCAATTCTTTGTTGATTCTTGCAGATAAGATCATTTATGTTACAAAATAAATAATATGTCAACCCTCTTATCTCTTCTATATCATCTGTGACCATAATGCGATTGAGTTCACCGTCAATCATATCACGGGTGTTATTGATTTCCTGTCTGAGTTTCATTTTCTTCATTCTCCTTCAAAATTAACAACTTTTCCGTTGTCGGTGTAATCTCGTTTGTCAAATTCAAGTTTTAACTTGTCGATGACAACCCTGTCGATATGCTCCCAAAACACTTCGTCAGTGTCGGAGTGTTCAATTATTTCGGTCATAGACTTTAGTGCCTTTGCACATCTGTCACGACCAAATCCGAAATCCTTATGCAAAGCATACAGCATTGTTTTAAATACTCTGCGTGTGATGTCCTTGTTTTCTTTTTCTCGGATCTGCTCGTATGCGTTTTTGGCAATCCGTTCAGCTTCCTGTTTAAGCTGTTTCGGAATCTTAGGCGGTATTCTCGCTTTCAATGCTTTCTCTCCTTTCGTCAATCTTATCAAGTGCAGTTACAATCAACGAGCTTTTGGCTTTGGTGTCCATAAGCTCTGCTTGATAGTAAAACCGACCCGTTGTATTCCGTCTGATGATACAGCCTTTCAGAACGTATTCTGCTCCATTGTACAGCACGGTTCTTTCAAGGTTGCGTTTAACTTCCGAGATATTCACAGCATTTCCACCTCGATGTAAATACCCGGAACATCCGCCCAAAACTTTTCGCATATCTCACTTGCGACAAGTGCGTCATCAGACCAAAAGCCGAGAGCGGTCATACAGTCTTTTAGCATTTTTTGCAAATTGTCTGTGTCGGGTTTTGTTATACGATATTCGCCGTCCTGATGTTTACCACGAGGAAAGCACCACTTTGTTATCAACCTGACACCTGACTTGTACGGTTCTGACGGTTTAAATTTTGCTAAATGTGATGTGAGCTTTTCTCTTGCCTGTTTCACCTCGGGCGGATTGTAAAAAACAGGTTTGCCGTTTTTTACCATAACCTTATGTTCCTGTGCAGTTACGGTCGGCGGTATCATCGCCATAAAAAATTCCATTTTTGACATTTCACTCCTTTAAATCATTAAAGCTACTTTTAATTTTTGAATTTTGCTTTTAGTCACAGGTCAGGGGAAGGAGTTGTTGTGCGTAAGCTTCGCACAACTACTTCACCCCTGTGACCTTAGGGAACGGAAACCGTTTATATATACGTAGTATATATACTTTTTCTTTCCCTCGGAAAATCTCGAGAAAAAAGTCATTTTCCGTCATTTTTAGAAAAGGAAAATCTCGGGAAATTTTCCCTATTTTCCCTCACGAAAAGGGAAATTCTCGAATAAATTTTCCTTCCAAATTTGACAGAAAGGGAAAATTTATTCGACTTTTTCCTTTTCCCTCAATCCTGTTTTACCGCCGTCAATCCAAAATCCGCCGTGCTCTTTTAATCGATTTCGGACTGTTTTTTCGGTAACTCCAAGATATGTAGCAATGTCATTTATATCTGCCTGACCGTTATTTTCTTCTGCAGTAAACGCTGTCATAATAGATTCTGAGCGTTCTTTTTTGCGTTCCGATTCACTCTTTTTCTTACCGAAATTCTTCTTGTAAGGCGGGTTAAAATCGCCCTCAAAATTACAGTCTTTCAACACACCTGTTGTATCTGATTTGTGTATCGGATAATCAAACCAAAGATTAAGTGCATCCAATGCCGGAAACTCTCGCAGAGTACCCTCTATTCTCCACGCTGACATCCCTTTTACGGTTTTTTCGGCACGGGCAACATCTGACATCATCAGCTTAAAAGACTGTTCAGGAAGCGTTTTGCGTGCGATGTCAATCATATTATTTGCCATTACCAAATCGTCCTGCGAACACACTTCGCTGATTTTGTTGAAGCGACCTATCCAGTCTTTGCAGATTTTACAGATTCTTTCATCCTTTTGCTGTTTCATCAAATCTTCGCTGATTTCAAGCCTTGTAAGGTCAAGGAGTGCATCGGGGTCACGAGCGAAAACACCCGAGCCCGAAACTCTGTCCATTGACTTTTTACCGCCCTGAGCACCTTTTGAATGGTGATGACAGTAAATTACCGCACAACCGATTTCGGTACACACCTTATCAAACTGGTTGCAAAAGTGTGCCATTTGGTCTGCGCTGTTCTCATCACCTGTGATAACCTTGTATATCGGGTCAATCACTACGGCTATAAAGTTGCCTTTCAATGCTCTGCGTATCAGCATAGGCGCTAACTTATCCATAGGCACGGACTTGCCACGCAAGTTCCAAATATCAATTCTGTTTAAGTTCTTTGGTTCAAGTCCAAGTGCTTCATATACGTCCTTGAATCTGTGAAAACAGGACGCACGGTCAAGCTCAAGATTCACATACAAGACATTGCCCTGCGCACACTTAAAGCCGAACCATTCTGTTCCCTCTGCAATTGCAATACACAATTCGATAAGACCAAATGACTTACCTGCTTTTGAGGGTCCGCCGAGGAGCATTTTATGCCCCTGTCGCAATACTCCCTCAATCAGAGGCGGAGCAAGTTCGGGAGGATTTTCAAAAAAATCTGCGAGGTTGTCAAGATCGGGCAAGTCATCGTTGATACTTTCCACCCAGTCTTTCCACTCGGCAAAATCGGATTTACCAATATTGGTATCAATGATAAACTGCTTTTTGCCGTTGCGGATAACACCGGGCATACGGCTCAGCCTTGACGGATTGCGGTTCTGCTTGTCGATTTCAAAGCCGTTTTTATGGCATACATTGTAGAGATAATCAACCCTTTTGCGGTATTCGTCATAGTTTGCGGCATCAATCTTAACAATAGCGTGGACTGATTTTCCGCCCGAATAAACAAGCACCGCAACAGGCAGCTCAAGCTCTCTGATGATTGCATTTTGTTCTTCAAGAGCCATACAGTCAGATTCCACGAGAGCATAACGATAATCGGTTACATTCTCATTTTTTACACCCTTGCCGTCCAATGGGTTGAACCTTATCCACGCTCCTGCTTCAGGCTTGTAATCACCGAATACATTTGATATATCACCGTCACAATTGTTGAGGGCGGCAATAAGCTCACCTGCCGTACGGTCACAACTGCCCTTTGTAGGCAGATATTTAACCTTGCCGTTATCGTTCTTCTCCCAAGTTTCGGTTACATAGCCAACATTTTCGGAGCTGTCAAAGAGAGTTTCAAGGTAGGTTACAATTTCATTCACAGGATTCCAGTTTGCAGGCTCGTGAAACTTTACACCCTCACAGGCTGTTACTCCGATATCGCCCTGTTCAAAAGCAATTTCATCATTCCAGCCGAGTTCTTTCGATTCACGAAAAGTCATCCCCCTGTCTTTTGCCATTTGGACTATCGTGCCTGCTGTGACAGGTGAGGCAGAGCCGTTAAAGCTCTGCCATTTCTTTTCACACTCACCGTTGTGATATCGGCTGTCTGCTCTGCTCCAATCGTCCCAGTCCTTTACGCTGTATCCCTCTTGTTTGAGTGCCATTCCGACATTTACCCAGTCTTGGTAGTCAAGCTCTGATGGACTGATGTATTCAAGTGCATTAAGTAAGTCCAACCGTATTCACCTCGCTTTGCGGTACATATGTTTTCGGGTTAATGTTTTTCGGAGTTCTCCAACCGTTTGCGGCAATCCTTGAAATCAAAGCTGACGCTTCGTCAAACTGCCATTTGCCCACGTGCTGAAAACCTCTGCTTTCAAGCATACGGATTTGTTTAGGTGTGGTTAAGCCCTCAATTCTTCGCTTTTCGAGCCTGTCAAGAATAAGTTTTGCTTTGCCGGCACTCTGGATTTCATCGGGAAATATTCCGAGCTTTTCAAGTTTTGCTTTCTGTTTGTCTGTAGGCGGAGAACACTCCCAGCCGAATGCCGGAACATATCCTGCAAGGTCCTGCGCCTGAATTGACATTTCGTACTGCAACGGATCTACAAGTTTGCGTTTGCGTGTTCGCATTTCCGCAAGCTGATTTGCAAGCGCCTCTTCACGCTGAGCAACAACATCTTCACTTGCTTTTTCCTCCGCTTCTTCAATGTCAATCGGACAGCCTGCCTGTTCCGATAAGTTTTCGGTCATCTTTTGTGCGACCTCTTCGTTATCGCAAATGAGATGTGCAGGTCTGCAAAGTTCGTGCCTTTCTGTGTGCCACAAAAAGTCGAGTAGCAAAAGCTCCGTCTTGTTTGGAGCAAGTCTTGTACCTCTGCCGACCATTTGGCAGTAAAGTCCACGCACCTTTGTAGGTCTCAAAACAACAACGCAGTCAACGCTTGGGCAGTCCCAACCCTCGGTTAAAAGCATTGAGTTGCACAACACATTGTATTTATCGTTTTCAAAGTCCTGCAATATCTCTGCTCTGTCCTCGCTGTTACCGTTGACTTCTGCCGCCTTAAAACCTTTCTCATTCAAAATGTCACGAAATTTTTGTGATGTTTTTACAAGAGGTAAAAACACGACAGTTTTACGGTCTTTACAGTATTTTTTCATTTCCTCGGCAATCTGATAAAGATACGGATCAAGTGCCGTGTCAATGTCGCTTGCTTTAAAATCTCCTGCCTGTGTGGCAACTCCCGAAAGGTCAAGTGTAAGCGGTATTGTCACAGCTTTAATTGGTGTCAAGTATCCCTCTTTAATTGCTTTAGGTAATGTATACTCATATGCAAGACTATCAAATACTTGTCCTAAATTTTTCATATCTCCTCGGTCGGGTGTTGCTGTAACACCCAACACTTTTGCATTGTCAAAATGCTCAAGCACACGCTGATAGCTGTCGCTGATTGAGTGATGTGCTTCATCAATAATGATTGTGTCGAAATAATCGCTGTCAAAGTTTGACAGCCTTTTCTCACGCATAAGCGTTTGTACAGAGCCTACAACAACTCTGTTCCACGAACCTATGCAACTTTGCTCGGCTTTTTCGACTGACGAATTAAGCCCTGTTGTTTTTTGGATTTTGTCCGCCGCTTGGTCGAGCAATTCTCCACGGTGGGCAAGTATCAGCACCCTGTCACCTCGACGGACACATTCTTCGGTGATTTTTGCAAAAACTATCGTCTTGCCACAGCCTGTAGGCAAGACAAGTAATGTTTTTAAATTGCCGCTTTCCCACTCGGAGAAAACGGCATTCTTTGCTTCATTCTGATACGGTCGAAGTTGCATTAAAAGCTACCCGGTGTCCAGTTATTCGGCATCGCAGTATTTGGCGTTGCAGGCTGTGTGTTATACTGTGGCGGATATGTAGGCTGTACATACTGCTGAGGTGCAGACTGTGCTACGGCAGGCGATATCGTTGTCACCTGCTCATCGTAGGCATAGAAATACTTGATGTCATTTGTTACGCCCTCTGTGCCGTCATTCTTGACATATTTGCGGATGATAACCTGACATTTACCTTTTTTACCGATAATGCCTGTCCAGTCCATACGGAGCGGTTCGCCGTGCTTTTTCATCGACACGGACAAAAAGAGCTGTGACAGCTTCCATTCAAGCGAGGAGTGCAGTACGAAATTAACTGTAATTTCTCGCTTGTCATCTGCTCCCCACACATCAAAAGTCACTTTTGCCATATTGCATGGTGGCAGTTTACCTTTACCCTGTGAGCGAGCACGCTCAACCTTTGCTACTGTAAAATCATAATCACCCTCGGGTAGTGGTTCATAATTTCCGCCCTCTTCGGTTATTTCATCGTTCCAACCAAATTCTCTATCCATTTATACATCTTCCTTTCTCATTAAAACGGTAAGTCACGGTTGCTCTGTATCACTTCAAACACCTTATTCCACGCTCCCACAAGGCAACCGTTAATAAATCGTGGGTCATAGTTTGTAATCGGTGTATCATAAGGGTAGTGTCCCTGTGTAAACACCGCTTGTCTGATTTCGCTTTCGTCAACTCCGTTAGCTCTCATAAGGTCGGCAAGAGCTTTCGGTATGCCCTCGGGAATATTGACAGATTTATCATTCTGTATCTGAAGTGTTGACAGCGGTACATGCTCGGGAACTTTTTCAATCTGCGTAGGTTGTGGCACAGGCTGTGTCACAGGCTCTGCCTTAGGCGGCTGAGGTATCGGATTCTGCGGAACAGGAGCGTTATTTACAGGTGCAACATCATTAAAAATATGGGCAATGCCTGCATAGCTAAAGTCCATTTCTTCGGGCAGTCCGTGACGGTTCTTTGCGTCCCAACAAGGGTGATGAAGCGTGTACATCACTCTCCCTCCGCCCTGTGCCTTGTACTTTCTGCCGTCTTTGTCGGTCGCTACCGCTACTGTTTTATAATTTGCGAAAAGCACCATATCCGCCCATTCTTTTACAAGCGGAGAAATCTGTGAAGCAGTCTTTTTGCCGAGTTTTAGCTCCCAACGGTCATACTCGCCGATTTCATCAGGCTGTGAAAACTTGCGGAGCTGTGCGTGTGCGGTAAGCACAACATTGATACCTCTGTCAATCAAATCTTCAAGGCTGTTCAAAAATCTGCCGAACTCCTCTTTTTCGTAAACATATCCGTTTCCGTAACCGAAATCTTCAATACCTTTTTTGCTGTACTTTGAGCAAATATCATCAATACAAAGCTGTTCTGCCCAGTCGATTGTATCAATAACAACCGTCTTGCATACAGTCGGATTGCTTTTGATATATTCAAGCTGACTTTTGAGCATAGTCCACGATGTCGGCTTATCCATTCTCGCAACATCAAGATTTTTTGTACTGCCCTCCGTGTCAATAAACAGAGGATTCGGAAACTGCGAAGCAAATGTTGATTTGCCGATACCCTCGGGACCGTAAATTACAACTTTTTGCGCTGACTTGATTTTACCTCTTGTGATGTTCATTATCTCACCCCCTGTACATCTGAAAAATTGATTTTATTACCGTCAACATCAATAACAACATAGTCGATTGCGTAGTTGAGCAGTTCGTTTGTCAAATCCTGTATTGACTTGCCTGTCATACCTGCAATCAAAACAATTCTCGAATAGTTTTCAGGCATAATCTTGACCTTGGTATACCCGCAGGCAAGCTCTCTGTGCGGATTGCATTTGATTACACATTCATTTGTATTTGTTTTTGCTGTTGTTTTAGCTGTAGTTCTTGTAGCCATAATTAAAACTCTCCTTCTGTCCAAGTCGGTGTTGTAACAGGTGCGGTTGTTTCGGACTTAATATAACCGTCCTCAATGATGATTGAACATTCATCACCATTTGAAACTCTTGTTGCAATAGCCTGCAATCCCTCTGATTCAAGCCATTTTGCAAAGTCTTTGAGTGTGTCGGTATCCATTTGTTCGAGCTTGTCAAGCAGGACAAATCCGCATTCGGGATTGAGCTTACGAACAATTGCCGTAGCGACACGAAGCTGTTCCGAACCGCTCATGTTGTCCCACTTAAAACCGTTGTATGTAAGCTCGCCATTTTCAACCGATAAGCCGTCAAGGGGCAAGTTTGCGTTGTTGAGCAGGTCATATTTTGTTTTGCGGATTTCTTCAAGCTGTGCTGTCATATCGGCGTACTTGCCGTAATATTCCTTTGCGTCCTCATCAGCTTTCGCTTTATCGAGGTTGGCTCTGACTTTGCGGTTAATTTCGTCAATCTCGGTAATGTTTCTTTCAAGCTCTGCCGTGCTTTCATCGTGCAGTTCGGCAACGGTCTTTCTGCTCTGTTCAAGCTGTGCAAGCACTTTTGTAAGTTCGGAATTGTATTTTCTCAAATCCTCGTTAAGCCTGTTTATTTCGCTCTGCAAATTGTTGGCACGGCTTTCAAGGTTATCTTTTTCTGCTCTCAGACGGTTATTTTCACCGTTGCGTGCAAGAATTTCCTGTTGTTTATTGATAAGTTCCGAGGCTGACACAGGTTCGTTCGGCACGCCTTCGTATTCGGGCATTTCGGCGGCAAACTTTTTCTTTTGGTCTGCAATCTGACCGATAGCACGGCGCTCGTTATATACACCTGTTTCCTGCGTTTCAAGCTCGTAAACTCTGTTGCCTACACCAATAATTTGCAGGAGCGTGTCAGCCTTTTCCTTGCCGGTTGCATTCATAAATTTCGGCAGGTCAAGAGCAAAGTTACTGACAAATGCGTCAAGCAAAGCCTGTCCGCCTTTGTTGCCTGCGGTGTCAATTACTTTAAGACTGCTGTTCTTACCGCTACGCTCCACAACAATACCGTTTGAGAGCTTGATTTTGAGGTGTGGCGGAATTGTCGAACCCTCACGGTACGGAGCAGACGGAGCGAAACGATTACCGCCGAGAGCCCACGCAATTGCGTCAAGAACAGATGTCTTGCCCTGTCCGTTTTTACCGCCCAACACGGTAAGTCCGTTTTCGGTCGGTTCATAAGCAACCGCCTTTACTCTTTTTACATTTTCGATTTCAAAAGCTGATATTTTTACTGACATATTAAAGTCCTCCTTGACAATTCGCTTAAAATTGTCTATCATTTAATTAAGGTATTTTTCTTTGTCCGTTGAGGCTTTGCAGAGCTTCAGCGGATTTTTCTTTTTCAGTTGACATTTGAAACACCCACACATTCAAAATTGAATGCTTCGGATTCAGGCGTTTCAAGGGCTTTGAGCTTGCGGACCAGTTCTGCGTTTTTCGCTCTTTCGGCAACATATAAGGCTGTCACCTTGTTAAGCTTTGCTTTTATTTTTTCGAGACGGCTGTTCGCAATGTCACGCTCCTGCTCGGTGCTTGCAAGACTTTTTTGCGTGTATTTAAGCTGGTCTTTGCTGTCACGGTACTTTTTTCTAAGCGACCTTTTTGTTTCTAAATCTTTAAATGCCATTTGTTACACTCCTTTCAACGGGTTTGAACCGAGAATATAATTGAGAAACGGTATTCTCGGAATACGGATAGATGTGCCGACTACAATTACATTGAATCCCAATTTTTCGGGTTCGTCCTTTGCCTGTTCACGCAAGTTTTGCGGAGCAACTCCAATAGCCTTTGCGGCGTCCTCAGAAAGCAAATAGACATCACTGCTATCCATAATTTCTTTGATTTTTTTGTTCATCTGAACTGTGTCCATATGTACACCTCCCTACTTTATTTCAATTCTTGGGAGTGCAAAATTAATGCACTCAGCTACGATGTACGGCACAGTACGCCCTGTGTCATGATGCAGTGTCAATAACTTGTTCATCGTATCATCATTGAGAGTAATCGTAACATGATGATCTTGTTTGAGAATAATGAGCTTGTCCACATCAGTCACCTACAATCTTAACCAAGGTCAGGCTGTCCTCAATCAAAGTACGAACAACGCTTGACATTTTCTTGCCGGTTCTGTTGCAAATCTCGGTAAGAACCTTAACGGTTTCATCTGATACGCAGGCAGAAACCACATTAGAACCTGCCGTTGACTTGTCTGCAAAAATTACTATCTGACCTTTATCGTTTAACATATGAACTCCTCCTAAAAATAAATGTTGTTTTGTTGCTGAATTTAACGGATAACTCCTGCTTTGATAAGCATTGATGTAATCAGCAGAAGTAAGCTAATTGCGTTGAGAATAAATGCTATAAACGCTAACTTATTCAGTTTCTTCACCTCTTTTCAGCAAAGTCCGTTTAATGGGACTGCGATTGTGGTATTATTGATTGTGTAGGTGTTGGTTAGGCTTTGGCGGTTTGTACGGGATTTCTTGTTCTGCCAAGCAAATAATCAATCGAACAATCAAACAAATCTGCCATTTTCATAAGAACAGAAACAGGGATATTTCCGCTTTCAAGCCAGTTGTAATAGGTTTTTCTTTCCTTGTAACCAAGGCAGCTGATTATCTCTGTTTGTGACAAACCCATACGAATCCTTTCCGCTTCGATATTCGGGTACATATAATTGTTTTTCATCGTTTATCATCTCCTTTCAGCTTGATGTACACGATTTGTGTGTACAAGTAAATTATATACTCAATCTGTGTATATGTCAATTAGATTACGGGGAAAATATTGCACAATATGTGTATAGATTTTTTGTGCATTTCTACAAATCGTGAATATTTAATTGACTTTTGCTACTCAATATGTGTATAATCAATACAAGGAAGTGATTATATGTTCAGAATAAAAGAATTGAGAACCGAAAAGGGATTAAGTATGCGACAAACCGCCCTTGAACTCGGTATTCCTTACACCACATATATTTCATATGAAAAAGAAGACAGAGAACCTAATTCCGAAACTTTAATCAAATTAGCCGATTATTTCGGATGTTCTGTTGACTACTTAATCGGCAGGAGCAACCAAAACAGCATTGAAAAAAGCGACATTAGAAATATTCAGTATGCCGCTTATGAGGCTCTTGGCGATGAATCGGAAGAATTTCAGCAGGATATTTTGGATTACATAAATTACAAAAAAGCTCAGAAAAAGAAAGATGATTAAATGAAAACACTTTTAAATATCTATGAAGAATGCGATAAAAGCGGTGTTGATGTTGATTATTTTCCTATGCGTGAAGCAAAAGCATTGGCTTTCAAAGAGGGTTGGATTGCAATAGATGTTGACAAAATAGAAAGCAATGCCGAAGAAATGGTAATGCTTGCACACGAACTATCTCACATTGAAACAGGAAGTTTTTACAACATTTTCTCACCGCTTGATGTTAAAGCAAAACACGAGCGGAAAACTCAAAAACACACAATAAAAAAGCTCATCCCTTTGGACGAGCTGAAAGAAGCGGTTCACAACGGTATAACAGAGCCGTGGGAACTTGCCGAATATTTTAATGTCACAAATAAATTTATGGTTGAAGCAATGGAATTTTACAGAGATAATTTATTGATGTAGCCGTAATTTTTTTTACAATTTATAGTGCCTGTTCTGCACATTATTTTTATTACAGAAAGTTGGGATAATATGGGATTTTTAGATACATTCAAAGGCAAACAGTATAAACAACAGTCCGAAAATCTGCAAGCTGAGCTTGACCGTTTGAAAAGCACTTTCACTCCTGAAATGCGTAATGCAAGCGAACTTATGAAACTTACAGATAAGCTGAATGATGAAATCCGTTCGTTAAATCAGACTATATCCGACCGCAATGAAACAATTTCTTCGCTTGACAGTCAGATTTCAAGCCTGAATGACGCTATTAAATACAGACAGGACGAAATCATAAACCTTGACGGGCAAATTGAAATACAGAGTTTTGGTCTGTACACCCCAAAATATGATTTTGCTTCTTCCGATATATACAAAGACAGGCTCACGGAAATTCGCAATAAACAAAAAGCACTCATAAAAGAGGGCAAAGCCGTAAACGGTAATATGAATTGGACCGTAAACGGCAGTAATGCACAGGGCAAGAAAATGGTTAAGGATATGCAAAAACTCCTTTTAAGAGCCTTTAACAGCGAATGTGACGAGCTTATTGACAAAGTTAAGTACAATACTTTTGATACTGCACATAAGAGAATGCAAAAATCTTATGAAGCCATTTCAAAACTCGGTAAGATAATGGATGTTGCCATTACATACAATTATTTTATGCTGAAATATGATGAGCTTTGTCTTGCTCTTGAATACAGAAAGAAAAAACAGGACGAAAAGGAAGAACAAAAGGAGATCCGTGCAAGACTTCGTGAGGAAGCCAAGCTTCAAAAAGAAATTGAAGAAGCACGCAAAAAAATCAAGAAAGAACAAAACCATTATCAGAACGCTCTTGAACATATCAACAAACAGCTTGATTCTGCAAGTGAGGACGAAAAAGCAGAACTTCTCAAAAAGAAATCCGAAATTGAGTCCGAGCTTACCGAAATTAACAAGTCAATTGAAGATATTGATTATCGTGCCACAAACGCAAAGGCAGGCTATGTTTACATCATTTCAAATGTCGGTTCATTTGGTAAAGATGTGTATAAAATCGGTATGACACGCAGACTTGAACCACAGGAACGTGTTGATGAACTCGGTGACGCTTCTGTTCCATTCAATTTTGATGTTCACGCAATGATATTTTCTGACAATGCACCGGCTCTTGAAGCGGCACTTCATAAGGCTTTTGAAAACAGAAAACTGAATATGGTAAACACTCGAAGAGAATTTTTCAATGTCACACTTGAAGAAATTGAAGATGTTGTAAAGAAAAATTATGATAAAACTGTTGAGTTCACAAGACTTGCTCCTGCCGAGCAGTATTACGAATCTCAAAAAATGCGTGAGCAGTACCAATAAAAGAAAGGTGTGTTATCTATGGTATGTAAAAATTGCGGTGCAAATGTCGGCAAAGAATACAGACTTTGCCCTTACTGTATGTCCGAACTTGAATATCCCGAAAACAAAGCAGAACAGCAACCCATTATTATTCAGAACATAATCAATAATCAGCAAAATGTGGCGACCTCTGCCCCTCCGACTGTATCTCATCATCAGTTGTGCAGTCCTAAAGATAAAAGTATGGCATTGATTTTGTGTGTTGTTCTCGGTATGCTCGGCGCTCATTGCTTCTATGCAGGTAAAGCAGGTATGGGTATCCTCTACCTCTTCACAGGTGGACTTTTCGGCATAGGCTGGATTGTTGATATAATCAGAATTGCCGCAGGCTCATACACCGACAGCCATGGTCTGCCGATTAAATAGAATAAATAAAAAAATCCGCCCACAGCTGGCACTATGAGCGGTCACAAAAAGGTATGCGAGAAGTCTGCACTCCTCTTAATTATTCTACATTTTATGACATTTCTTGTCAATATAAATATATAATTTTAAGAGGTTTTGATATGAACAAATTAGAAAAATATATAAACATTCCCGAAATTAAGGCTGATACAAATTACTGGATGCTAAGAACTAAAAAAGGTGCATTTTTCGATGAATTTGTAAAAGACAGTTACATAGCCATAGGCTGGAATATAGTCTTGCAAGAACATTTAAAAGACAATTCTAAATTTCCCGATTTAAAAGAAGAATTAAAATCCAAATATCCCGAAAAGAACCCCACTACATCTCTGAATAAATGCCGCAGGTTTGTCTGCGAATTAAAGAACGATGATATTATTGTAATAGTAGGTAATTACTCCGTGGCTTTTGCTAAGATAGGTGAATATTACGAAAATAAAAACGAGGAATTCACATCAACTAAAGAACTTGAAGTCCATACGCAAATTGAAGAAAATTTCCACAAAACTTCACTGGTTTCATGTCCTTATATAAAAAGAAGAAAAATAGAAATAATTGATGTAGTTGATTTGCATAGTATCAATCCATACCTTGCAAAAGCTATTTTCGGAAATCACCACAGCCTTAGTTCTTTAAACGAATATGCAGAACTCATTTTAAATGCTTGTTATGGGTGCTACATATTTAAGAATACATTGTCTTTAACATTCAAAATTGAAAACAAGGAAGGCATTGACGCAGTAAGTTTCAATCGATTTTCAACCTTTGTGACTGAAATGCTGTATAACGAAACTGCTCAAATGAATGTACGAACTGCTCTTAATTCACCGGGTGATATTTCTTTTCAGATAATTTTAGATGGACTAAATATACTTAAAGATTATGTTATTCCAATTGTTGCTACTTATGTAATTTTATTTGGTGGTTCTTTAAAAATCAAAAACTGTGAAATAAAAACACTCGGAATAATAAATTTTATCAAAAAAATAGTTGACAGAAGACAAAATCGCAAAACATATGAATTAAAGCGTAAAAATGAAAAAACAAAAGAGGAACTTAAAGATAAACAATTGACAAACCAAATGTTAGAAGAAGAAATCAAAGAGAAAAGATTAAATGCAGAATTGAATAAATTAAAAATGGCAGAAGAAAACGAACAAAAAGTTTTGGAAGCTATCCAAAAACTTGATGTTCGTCTCATCAACAATAACATAGTAGATTTAAATAGTCTTATGCAAGACAATCAGGATATATTGGATGATAATGCCTGATTGCAAAAATTATAATGACTGGGAGAAACGCAACTTCCCACAAAGCAACTGTAAAGTCTTTAATAAAGAAGTTCGTCACAAGGGATACAGCATTGAGAAACAGAGAAAAAACAGCTAAAACAAAGAAAACATAAGAAAGCATACCATAAATTTTTCTTGTTAGTTTTTTCATAAAACTCACCCCCTATTCTTATTATAATGATTTTCAGCCGTTTGTATATACAATTCAAATAAAAAGCACGAAAAAGGAGTGTAAACAATGGCTTTTGGTGATAATTTAAAAAGGCTCAGAACCAATAAAGAATTCACTCAAGAATATTTGGGCAAGGTATTATGCCTTAGCCGCACAACGATTTCTAATTATGAAAAAGGTAAAATGCAACCGTCAATTGAAACTTTGATTAAATTATCAGAAATATTCAATGTCACAGTTGATGAGTTGATAAAGCAATAAAAATCCGCCCTGCTCGACTGGTCCTCGAACAGAGCGGAATCATCCACACAGGGTGCAGTGATACTACTAAAAGCAATAATATTGTATCACACTCCCCTGAATTTTTCAAGTTTTGAATATCAGGGGATTTTTGCACCCTTTTTAAGCAAAAGGAGTGTATAAAATGAAACTGCCTAACGGCTACGGCTCTGTTTATAAGCTGAGCGGAAACAGGCGCAATCCGTGGGTTGCCTGCGTGACAACAGGATACAACAAAGAAACACGCAATCAGGAACGCAGAGTTATAGGCTACTTTTCCAACAAGCCGAAAGCTCTGAACGCTCTTGCTGATTACAATCAAAACCCGTTTGATGTTGATTCGGCAAGACGCACTTTTTCAGAAATTTATGAACTTTGGTACAAGGAGTTCATCACCGAAGACACAAATCCGAACACCAAAAGACAGTATAATGCGGCATACAAACAATGCTCAATGTTATACAATCGCAAGATGTCCGATATAAAAATCATTGATATGCAACGAGTTCTCGACAACTGCAACAACGGTTATCAATCGGTTAGGCGAATTAAAATTCTGTTGAACAAAATCTACGAATACTGCATATTTCACGATATGCTCCGTAACAATCTTGCAGAAAAATTGAAAATCAATGCCAAGTCAGATGAAACAAAACGAGCACGCAGGGAGTTTTCGGAAAGCGAAATAAATCTTTTGTGGGAATATTCAAATCTTGATTCGGTAAAAATAGTGCTTATGCTGATTTATTCGGGAGTGCGTGTGTCCGAATTGCTCGACCTAAAAATTTCAAATGTAAACCTTAACGAACAGACTTTCTTTGTTGAAAGTTCAAAGACCGATTCAGGTGTACGAACCGTGCCTATAGCAGACAAAGTATTGCCATTTTGGCAGAAATTCATCAGCGATTCTCAATGTGGATATGTTCTGAATAACACCAATGGCAAGCCGCTGAAATACGATAACTTTAAACGCAACTACTGGACACCTCTGCAAAACGATTTAGGATTTGACCACACCATACACGAAACAAGACACACCTGCATTTCAATGCTTGTATCGGCAAATGTGAACCACACAATCATCAAAAAAATAGTCGGTCACAAGTCGAAAATGAACTTGACCGAAAAGGTTTACACCCACATTAACCCCAAAGAATTGGTGAACGCAATCAACAAAATATAGTCTTATATTATCCAGAATTGTTCATAATTATGTTCCGTAGCTTACATATAGCTAACAAAATCCCCCATTTTCCCCATTCCTATCCCCCTTGCAAGTTACCTGCACCAACAGCCGTTTCTTATGTAGGGACGGCTGTTTGCACCACATTTTTGGTCTGTTCTATGGTGATTTTCAAAATATTTGAATTAATTTTTAATAAAAAGCGAAAATTATGTTGACAAATCCGAAAATATGGTATATAATAATCAAGCTGTTGTTATTAAACAACATTTCGAGGTGTAGCTCAGTTTGGTAGAGTGCTTGGTTTGGGACCAAGATGCCGCAGGTTCAAGTCCTGTCACCTCGACCAAAAAAGGTGGTTTTTTAACCACCTTTTATTTTTTGCCAAAATTACTTAAAATGCCTTAAAAATGGCTTAAACACTGGGTTTTTGAGATTTCAAAAATTCAGTTGAGTAATTTTGAATTAAGTTAAAACAAGATAAAATGCAGTCAAACTTACTGTCATTTTAGTTTGCCTGCCGATTTTCAAGGAAACAAGATAATATATTTTTAAAATTTATTACATCGTAACACAAAAGATTTTTTATTATTAGAACAACAAAGAGGTTAAGCAATTTTTTCTAACGCTTAACCTCTTTTTTTATTTTAAAATTTAACAATTTCTCAAAAGTCACATTCATTATTATTATTTTATCCAAAAATGCCTTAATACCCTTATGTAAGTCTAAAACAGATTTTATAAAATACTTTTTCTTTTTATGAATTAGGATAACACTTGATGCAACAATCTCGTAGGGGCGAACTCTGTTCGCCCGCCAAGTAATCGTACATAATTTATGACAAACATAATTCTATAAATGCCACAAAACAATTGTAATACTGTAGCGGCGATCGCTGATCGTACCGTGTGTAAACACGATGCGAACAATAACCCACACAAATGTTTTGTTGCAATCCATTGTGATACAAAAGCAATTGTTGTTGAGTGTTTGGATTATGACCACTAAATTCAAGGTGAATTATTTTGACATGGATTTTAAATTTTGTCATAATCACGCTTATTAGAGCGTTCTAAATGCCATTCGCAGTTGCGTATGCTATCATATTCATTAATATATACCGGTTCGGTTAAAGAAAATGCTTTTGCTAACACAGGGCAATAGGGGAGTGAATTAGATTTTTGACGACCACTTGTTGGGAACACATAATTAAATCCCATATTTGAAGCTTTAACAGAAGCACAAGAAAAGTAGCGTATTCCAACTAATTGTTCATACTCATGTTCTGTATCGCTTGTATTGTTTATATGGTTTGTGCTGTTTCCCATTTCATTTCGTACCCACTGCATTAGTAATTGTGGAATAATATATTCCGCAGCAAATGGATCATTTTTGTTGATTCTTATAAATGAACAAGATGCAATAAGTGGATACCATAGTAAATATGCTGAACGAGTTTCAGTTATATTTAGTGAATATTTTGATATTGTTCTCCTATAACTTTCATTGTTATAATCCACTCCTAAAAAGTCTTGTGGTTTTATACCTAATTCTATTACACGAATATTTGTATCTGTGTAGTCAATGTCTCTATCAATTTTAAATATTGAAGCTAACGCTAAATCAATTTGTGGGTTTATGTGAAGTTCTTCGCAACACAAAGCTAAAGTTGTCCCTAAATATAAACTGGGATATCCTGCTATACTGTATCTACTAGTGGATACCTTGGCTCTAAGATTATATGGGGTATGAAATACCCGCTCCTTTGAATAAGGTTTATTATCGTTGACTCTAACAATACGAAATAAACTTAGCTCATCACTGTAATAACTGTTGTCTTTAGTTTCATATGATTCCGTTTTACTTTTATGGTACACTTTTAATGGTTGAAGCATTAAAATATTCATTACTTCAATAAAAGTAGAGTAAGCTATTGCTGGAAATCCGTTTAAGTAATGACGTACGGTTTGCAATAATAAATCACACACCAAATTTATATTGCTTGAATTTATTTCGATATTCTCATTAATTAAATCTAATTGTTCAATATATTTATTGAACAAACCACCAAGTGTTGCGGCAAAATCATAACCATCCCAACGAATAGGTAAATGAAAGTCTTTGTTTTTAAAAAGTTCTTTAAATTTCTTGTCAGAAATATCAAGTATCATAGTATTCTCCTCGTAGCCTTTTATATAAATATACCATAATATGTTACAAATTGCAACAAATTTATAAGAAAATTGATTCGTTGATTGATGATTGTTATTGACTTTTTCTTAATGTTAAAGGTGTTTCATGTAAACGCTATATCAAAAGCAGTGGTGAATTAGTTTAATATATTATCGAACCGATTTTGCAATCGTTTCGATTGGCGATCACTGATCGCCGCTACAGTTTTTTGAATACACAATTTTCATAACATAAAAACATATGTGTTTAAACAAATTCTATCATCAAGGCGGGCGAACGAGGTTCGCCCCTACGGGATTGTTCTTTTACAGAATTATGATTTGCGCCACAATTATTCTAATACAGAAACAAAAAGAGGACTCGGTTTTTGGAATCCCCTTTTTTGCATAATGGATTTTTGATTTAACAACTTTGCTATATATGAAACTTACTCATTAATACCAACCTGCTTTTTTAACGAGGACTTTTCTATCCCAGTTATCATTTGCAGACACTTCTTCGTCATAGGCTTTTGTAATAGTTTCTGTATAAGCTTCTTTCCAATAACCATCTTCTACTGTCTTTGTGCCTGTCTGTACATATTCCTTCTCGTGATGATATGCACCTGCACCATTTGTCTTTAATTCCCAAGTAAGATGAGTTTTTCTCTGGTTAGCATCTGTCATTTTCATACCGCAGTTATTACATACATCGTATCCTACCCATTCATATACTGGTTCCTCGTGAGTACCTGTTACAATCCACTCTTTATCGTGATGTTTTGTCACTGCATCGTGGTGCTTATAGTACTTATATACCGCCTCGTGATATGTCTTACCTTCGTGGGGGTCTTTAGTCGCTGGCTGAACCTTTGAAGATTCGCTCGGCTTAGATGCTGGCTTCTGAGCTGGCTTTGTGTCGTTCTTTGAAGAGTTGCTCGGCTTAGACGCTGGCTTGTTGTCATTCTTAGAAGTGTCAACCTTTGATGAATTTGTCTTTGAAGTGTTGTCTTTCTTTGATGATGTATTTTCTTTCTTTTCGGTGTTACCCTTGTTGCTGTTATTGTTGTTAGATACTGTAGTTTTTACATCGTCAACCTTAACTGTGACTGTCTTACCGTCATCGGTTTTTACTTCTACCTTGCCGTCTTTTACTTCGACTTTCTTACCATTCTTATCTGTGATGTTGCCGTCTTTGTCGATTTTTAGACCGTTATCCTCAATAGCCTTGCTGACCTCAGATGATACAGTTGAAGTCTGTACGGTTGAAGTCTGTACG